GAAGTTCCTGTGGACCCCGCCGCGGCCGTTCGACGTGCACGGGCAACGCTTCTACGTCTGCGAGACGTGGGACTGGACTTACAACCGGGGCGGGGTGGTCGCCGGCATCACGGCCAGGTTCGAGGAGCAGCCCCCGATCCTATGAGCGCCCTCGACACGGCGGCCCGAAAGCTCGAGCCCGGCGCGCTGGTCAAGTTGTTCGTGCTCGACCTCTCGGCGGAGGCCGGCCCGGTCCTGCGCTACCACCCCTACACGAACGTCCAGCCTGGCATCATCACCTTCCAGGGCAACGACTACTCGCCCTACCCGATCAAGGACGAGGGCTGGGACATCAACACGAAGGGGACGCTGCCGAAGCCGATCGTCACCGTGAGCAACATCGGCGGGTACGTGACCGAGCTGCTCAGGCTCTACAAAGATTTCGTCGGCTGCTCGCTCACGCGCAAGCGCACCTTCTCGCAGTTCCTCGACGGCGCGGCGGAGGCTGACCCCGCGGCGGAGTTCCCGCCGGAGGTGTTCTACATCGACCGGCGCAAGACCGAGACGAACACGGTGGTCGAGTTCGAGCTGACCAGCGCGTTCGACGCCGAGGGGATAGTGCTCCCGAGACGGCAGATCATCGCGAACTTTTGCCAGTGGCTTTACCGTGGCGCTGATTGCACGTATGCGGGAGTCCCGATCACCGATGGAGATGGGAATATCTTGACGGCTACGACCGACCGCGGCGTTTACAACTCCACGATAGCCTACAACGCGGGCGACTACGTTTACGTGGTCATTGGCGGCATCCGGCAATACTTCGTCTCGAAGATCGGCGGCAACACGCAGCCCCTCGCGAACTTCGGGGCTTGGGCGACGGAGGTCTGCAACAAGCGGATCGACGACTGCCGCCTGCACTTCGGCGGCGGCACCTTGTCGACCGGCGGGCTGAAGTCGATGACCGGCATCGCGATCGCGACCACGTCGGGATGGAGCGGGACGGGCTACACAGTCGGCGACACGGCGGACGCCATAGGCGGCACGTTCGACCAGGTGGCCAGCCTGCGCGTCACGCACCTCATCAACGTCGGCGGGTTCGACGTGGTCAACGGAATCGCGATCGTCAACCCCGGCCTCTACAGCGCGCTACCGCCGAACCCGGTCCACTTCCAAGGGGGCGGCGGAACGCAGATCGAGGTCAACGTCATCTGGTCGTCCGGGACGACCACGAGCGGGGGGAGCGGGGTCCTGCCGACCGGGGCCTTCCCGGGCTCGGCAAAGGTGGTGGTCTGACGGATGGACGAACCGCCCACGACGCCCGAGGAAGCGCCGGGGACGCGCCTGGCTGAGGATGGCCGCCCGGACGCCGGAAAGCTCGCTGGCGAAGGCGCTGGCTCGCCCTTCGGCGGCCTGAGCGACGACCTTAAGGCGCACATCAGGCTCCACGCGCAGGAGGCGATGCCGAACGAAGCGTGCGGCCTGGTCGTCGACGCCGGCGACCGGGTCGCGGTGAGGTGCCCGAATTCCTCCGCGTTCCCGGCCAGCCACTTCAGGATACACCCTCGGGACCGCGAGGCGGCTGAGCGGCTCGGCCAGGTGGTCGCGTGCTACCACAGCCACGTCTACCGCCCGGCGAAGGTGTCGGACGAGGACAAGACGTCGAGCGAAGCCTGCCGGCTCCCGTTCGTCGTCGTCGGCTGGCCGACTGACGTCTGGGCGCTCTACACGCCCTGCGGCTGGCGGGCGCAGCTCGAGGGCCGGCCGTTCTGCCACGGCGTCTTGGACTGCTACTCGCTGGTCCGAGACTACTACCGGGAGCGGCTCGGGATCGAGGTGCCGGACTTCTACCGCGACGACCTCTGGTGGGAGCGCGGCGAGGAGCTGATCCTCGACAACATGGAGGCCGCCGGGTTCGCGGAGGTCGCCGACCTGCGGCCGCACGACGTGCTGCTCATGCAGCTGCCGAGCCAGAAGGTGGTCTGCCACGCCGCGGTCTACCTGGGGGACGGACACATGCTGCACCACGTCCCGGGCAGGCTGAGCGGGGTGACGGTCTACACCGCCAACGCCGGCTACTGGGCGCGGTCCACGCGCAAGATAGCCCGACATCGGAGTTTGATTTCGGCCTGACTACGTGCTAGACGCTGGCCGTGCTGACGGTCATCAGGCTGCGCGGTTTGCTCGGCGAGCGGTACGGGCGCGAGTGGAAGCTCGACGTCCGCAGCCCGGCCGAGGCGGTCCACGCGATCGAGGCGCTCAAGCCCGGCTTCTACAAGACGATCCTCGACATGAAGGACGTCGACTTCGCGGTCAAGGCCGGCGCGCACTACTGCGGCGACGCGGACATGCTCCAGCTGCCGTGCGCCGGCAAGGAGATCGTCATCACGCCGGTCCTGCGCGGATCGGGCGGCGGGACCGGGAGCATCCTGGAGACGGTCGCCGGCATCGTCCTGATCGCGGCCGGCATCGTGATCAGCTACTACGCCGCGCCGCTCGGGAAGTTCATCATCTTGCTTGGCGTCAGCCTCACCCTCGGGGGCGTGGCGTCACTCCTGTCGCCGACGCCGTCGATCGCCAGCACCAACCCGGACTCCAAGCACCGCACGAGCTACCAGTTCAACGGCCCGATCAACACGATAGAGGAGGGGCAGCCCGTCCCGGTCCTGTACGGCGGACCACTGTGGGTCGGGAGCGCGGTCGTGAGCAGCGACATCGAGGCCCTGCCGACGGGCGTCGCGGTCTCCGGGAGCGGCGGGACGCCGACCGGCACGAGCAGCTCCGACGTGGGTGCCGGCTTCACCGGACGACCGCTGCTGTGAAACATCCCACCTCCGAGGAGTTGGACCGGCGATACGTCCGCGAGAGGATCGGCCTCGGCGGCGCGTTCGGCGGCGGCGGCGGCGGCGGCGGGTCGACCGGCATCACGGAGGACCCCGACACGCTCAGCGACACGGCCTGGGCCAAGATCATGGACGCCATCTGCGAGGGCGAGATATTCGGCCTGGCGGACCCGGCCAACCCGATGACCTGCGTCGCGTTCGACGGGACGCCAGTGCAGAGGGGCGTGTCGGTGGCGGGTCCGTCGCACCTCACCGGATGGTTCATCCCTGACGGCGGGACGGGCTACATGGCCGGAGACGTCCTGACGGTGATCGGAGGAACGTCCACGGTTCCGGTGACCTTCCGGGTGGACACGCCAGGCACGGGCGGATCGATCCAGTTCGGGGCCGGGGCGCACATCACGAACCTGACCAACGGCTCCTACACCGTGCTCCCGCCCAACCCGGTCAGCTTCAGCGGCGGATCGGGCAGCGGCGCGCAGATGAACATCTCGTGGAGCGGCGGGGCCGGCTCGGCGCCGACATCGATGGGCGGGAGCAACATCTCGGCGGGCGGCACGGGTTACTCGACCTCGGACGTGCTGACGGCGATCGGCGGGACCTTCAGCGCGCCGGTCAAGATCACGCTGACGGACGTGATCGGCGGCGCGGTCATCGGCTTCTCGGTCACCGACAGCGGCTCCTACTCGACCGTCCCGCCCAACCCGGTCAGCTTCTCCGGCGGCGGCGGCAGCGGCTTCAAGCTCAACATCTTCTGGGTCGGCGGGGTCGGCGGGATGAACTTCACCAACTTCACATTCTTCTTCCTCAACGGGAAGCAGCACCAGAGCTACCTCCCGGGGTTCGACGCGGAGGACGACACTTTCACGGTGGGGCTCAACCTGATCGCCGCGACGCCGTGGGTCCAGGCGTTCACCGACCCGGACCTCGACGAGATCCGGGTGGCGATCGGCTTCCCGCAGCTCGAGAACCAGGACGCGAGCACCGGCTCGATCACGGGCACGAGCGTCGAGCTCAGGTTCGAGATCCAGTCCAACGGCGGCGGGTTCGTGACCGTGCTGGACGACACGGTGACCGGCAAGGCGTCCGGCCCCTACGTCAAGAACTACTCCTTCCCGCTGGCCGGGCTCGACCCGCCGTGGGACGTGCGGGTGACCCGCGTCACGCCCGACAGCACCTCCTCGCTGCTCCACAACGCCACGACGATCGACGCCTTCACCCTCGTCGTCTACGGCAAGCTCTCCCACCCGAACACGGCGCTGGCCGGGACGATCATCGACGCCAAGCAGTTCCCGAACATCCCGACGCGCGCCTTCCTGCTGAAGGGCCTGATCGTCAACGTGCCGACGAACTACGACCCCGACACGCGCACCTACGCGACCGACGGCCCAGGCACCACCGCCGGGACGTGGGACGGGACGTTCAAGCTGGCGTGGACCGACAACCCGGCCTGGTGCTTCCTCGACATGTGCACGAACGAGCGGTACGGCCTCGGCAAGTTCCTGGCGCAGGACCAGGTGTCGAAGTTCGACCTCTACGCCATCGCGCAGTACTGCGACGAGCCGGTCCCGAACGGCTTCGGCGGGTTCGAGCCGCGGTTCGCGATCTCGCTCTACCTCCAGCAGCAGGAGGACGCGATGAAGGTCATATCCGACATGGCGAGCATCTTCCGGGGCCTGGTCTACTTCTCGCAGGGGACGCTGGTCCCGACGCAGGACAAACCGACCGACTCGTCCGCCCTATTCTCGCCGGCCAACGTGATCAACGGACAGTTCATCTACTCGGGCACGAGCAAGCGCGCCAGGCACACGGTCGCGCACGTGATGTACAACGACATGACCGACCTCGGGCGGCTCAAGCCCGCCGTGTTCGAGGACCCGGAGCAGATCCTCAAGTACGGCTACAACCCGCTCAAGATGACCGCCTTCGGCTGCAACAGCCTGGGGCAGGCGCTCCGCCTCGGCAAGTGGGCGATCCGCGTCGAGAAGGCGCTGACCGACACGGTCTCGTTCTCGACCGGGCAGGAGGGGTTCTTCGTGCGGCCAGGCATGGTCGTGCAGATCCTCGACCCGTTCAGATACAGGGCGGACTTCAGCGGCCGGCTGAGCGCGGTGACCATGACGCAGCTGAACCTCGACCGCAAGGTGACGCTGGTCGCCGGGGAGGACTACTTCGTCAGCTTCGTCCGGCCGTCGGACAGCATGCCGATCACGGTCGCCGTCACGAACGTGCCCGGAAGCGGGACCGCCCTGGTCGACTTCCTCACCGTCGGGGCGATGGCCGAGCCGCCGGAGGTCGGGACGATCTGGCAGCTCGCCTTCGCGGTCAAGAAGCCGGAGACCTACAGGGTGATCGCGGTCTCGGCCCGAGACGACGC